ATTATTTACCTCCTCCGCAACCTTCCGTATCGCAAACAGGAAAGTTCTGACAACCTAAGTGTTCTTCCTCGTTGTAATCGTCCTCTTCATCACCGTAATTAAGCCTTACAAAAAAGTCATTGTCTTCTACGTCAAGTGCTAGTTTTTGGGAAATAAGACCAGAGACCTGAAGAGATTTAAGAACATCCTCGTAACCTACATCATCTCCAAGTAACCACGCTAACTCTTGTATCGAATTTGACACACTAACTATTTTCCAAGTTGCTTTGTTAAACGCCATCAGTCAGTCTCCTCATTCTCAAACACCACCACTTGTGTTAGACGACCTAAGTACCAACCAGCTTTCTGTAGGTCTTCTACCTGCTTACCTTTGTAGTCATAACGCCACAGGTACTTCATGCAGTTGCCCTTGAGGTAGCCTTTGAATGCAACACTGGACATGGACTCCTCTATTGCATCAATACATTCTATGTTACCTGTATTGTAGTGGTCAGGATTGTTGACAACATCTACATCTTCGGCCTCTGCCATGTCAAGATAAACCTTCATCAAAGACTCGTCTATTGCGCGCTTAGGGGCTTCTACCGGCGGGTGCTGCTTGCGTAGTCTATCCCAGTCTTGGGGTGTTGCGTTATTAATACTCATCGTTATCCTCTCTATATCTAAGCAGTCTATCTTCAAAAGCGTTTAGTAAGTCCTCACCACTGATGTCTAGCACCTCTAAGATACTTACTTCATCAAGGTCACGTAGGAACTGTTCTTTATATTCATCAAATGACATGTTTATCTCTCACATATTTTAACAACTCCTTGCTTGTCTTAACAGTGAAATGAGAAAAGCCTTCCTTATCACACCACTGACCCATTGTCATCTTGCTCCCCTTACGTACCTTCTTGTAAGGGTCTGACAGTACAAACACTAACTCCCATTCAGGCATCGAGTCTCGGATGGAGGTATACTTTTGTGTGTCTCCTACCCTAAAGTAACCCTTCGCCTCTATCAGTATTTGCTTATCTTCATGTACAAAATCAGGAAGATAATTTTTATTAATAATATACGGAAGTCTATAAGGTTCGTATTTAAATTCCTTGTTTAACTTGTCGTATAAAGCTGACTCAAGTCCTGATCTAAAAACCTTCTTCATCGAGCTGTACCTCCTGTACTTTTGGTTCCTTAACTACCTTACAGAGATACTTAGGGCCATAGGAATAAGTAAACATTCTTAAGTTAGGGTAGCAGTGTTGTTTAAACTGACAATAGGAACAACCGCTTGCTAACTTCATGTTACCTGACTTACCGTCCGGAACTGGCTCGTGACAATAACCTACAGGTTCATCACCTAAAACCAGCGCTTTGATGTGGTCTACTCTGTCTGTGATTGGTTGCTTAAGCTTCTCATATACAGGTGCTTCCTTGTCTAACAGGTCGTACTTAAGGAATGTCAAGTGACCATTGGCTTTATCCATTGCTAACCAACCTACCTCAGTTTCACCGCAGGAATGGGCGTAGGCTTTGATCTGATCGACGTAACCAAACGAATCATCGTAAGCTAAGGAGCCATCCTTAAACTTCTTAAAGCCATAGCTACTGGCTGACTTAACGTCCGTGACTACACCGTCAATAGAACAATCCATGTGGCCCTTAATACCATTAACACTACAGACCTTCTGCTCATCTGTCACAGTGTGTCCGGACATACGCGTAAGAAACAGAAGCATCTCTTCAATCAAGTGACCATACATAAACTTGACGTAGGTGTGTGGCTCTATCTCTTCCTTGTCAGTACCGTTAACCACGTTCCATAGAAACCTGTCAGTACGTCCGATGTTTGATAGACGTAACGTCCGTTTGTCTTGACGCTTCTCTCTTCCAAACTCTGTACGCATGAGAGCTTTAACACTCTCACCAAAGCGTTCTATTTCAGCTTCAACGTCAACCAGAGGGTCAGCGTCTTTACTTTCCATTAGCTTGTAGATGTCTCCAATTAAACTATCTGTTGTTTTACTCATTTAACACCTCTATGGCTTGCTCTGGCGAGCATTTGAACCACTCATTCTTACGTTTAAATTTACGTTCTAGTTTGATATGTGCTTCCGCTTCAGACTTCCGTCTATCTTTTGTAAGGAAGCTATAGTATACCATGTAATCTCTAAACGGACTACCTGTTTGATAGCTTTTAAGCCTATCGTCAGCATCGATAGCCATGCCAACCTTCACCCACTCAGGCCAAGAAGGGTTGCCGACAACATACACCGAGCCTTCCTTAACTGAGTTAAACTTTAAGACAGTAGCAGCAGAAATGTTACGTGCCTTTTCTCTTAATTTATTACGCTTTCTTTTGATGCTGTCACACAGTTTACAAATGTACTGGCTTATTTTCGCGTTGCCGGCTGACCATACTTCCTCAGTGAGGGGTATTGAACAGGAGTGGCAATGCCTAGTGCGTGTCCGCCCATGTACTGCCGACCTTGTAATCTCCGGCGAGAGGGCAGTTGAGTTTGTAGTGCAGTCCGGCAGCTTCAATACAACTTGTTGCCAACCTTCCGAAAACCTCTGCTTCCTTTTCTCTAACCTCTGTCTGGATTTCATCATGTATGTTTCCTATAAAGTTATAATCAAACTTCCATTGAGTCGCATAGTCATCAAGAATACATAGTGCCTTCTTCATAACTATAGCTCCTGCTGATTGCAGCAAGGTGTTTAATGCTGCGTGTTCTGAACGTACTCTGACTCTCCTCCCATCAAGTCCAAGAAGATAGCCTCTTGCTGAAGCCACACCAACTCGCTCTCGTAAGTCTCTAAGAGCAGGTGTATTTGAGAGGAACTTCTCCTTAAGCTTTCGACCATGCTTAGCCGAGCCTCCAACGATACTTCCGATTTTAGAATCTCCTGCTCCATAAAGGAACGCGTAGATAAAAGTTTTTGCCTGATCTCTTGTTGCAAGTCCCGCAGAAAGCTGGTTTGCTGTGTGTATATCTCCATTGAGGATTTCATTTGTATACCCTTCATCATTCATATAGTGAGCAAGCATTCGTAACTCTAACCCGCTTGCGTCCATACCTACCAGCTTATAACCTTTTGGTACAGTCCATACATCTCTACACTCTCTACCGTAAGGTGAATAAACAGCAGGCACTTGCCCGAGGTTAGGACTTGAGTGGGTCATACGTCCCGTCACAGCTCCATTAGGATTGACGTACCCATGTACTCTACCGCTGTCCTTTACCGCTTCTAACCAGCTTTGAACCTGAGCTATACGCTTCTGTATCATCAAGTACTCAGCTATTAATAAAGCCTGTGGTATGTTCTTCACTGTCTTAAGCACAGCTTCGTCTACGATTGCCTGTCCTTTATCAGTAAAGATTTTAGGCTTCCACCCATAATATTCTAGGTGTCTGGCTATCTGTTGTCGTGAACCTAAGTTAAACACAGGAAAGTCGATACGACTAAAGGAGCCACCTACTGTTTCCCAAGAATCTCCTAAAAACTTCAAGCCTACTACTGACATAGAGCCGTCCTTCTTAATCTTAGGTGATACTTGTTTTATAAAAGTAGGTAAAGGTTTAAAAACTACATGTACCTCATCCTCTAATTCAAACTTCTTTTCCTTTAGCTTAGCTAAGAGACCGAAAGTTTTCTCTTGGTCTAAGAGCCAGCCGTTCTTAATCTGTCCCGATATAATCTCTTGTACTTTATGTTCAAGTACAATGCATTCGCTTCTAAAACCAGCAAGTTCGTCGAGCAGTGCCGAGTACACACGTTCATTAACCGCAACGTCTTGCTTACAATACTCCACCATGTCCTTTGAAAAAGTAAGCCAATCATTATGTTCTCCTTTAGGGCAGCCTAACTTGTCGCCCCAGTTCTCTAAAGAATGTCCACCTTCCCGTGACGGGTTGGCTAGTCTGGACATAACAAGTGTGTCAGTTAGTTTGTGACCTGCAAAGGATATTCCCCATAGCTTCTCTAACACAGGTACATCGTAAGCTATGATGTTATGTCCTATCAACTCCCTTGCCTTCATCGGAGCGTTTATGTCTCCTGTCCCGTTGAGGCGACATATGAGAGAGTGTCTATCATAACATACATGGGTGTTTCTCCTAGCTATGTCATACAACACAACACACCATATCTTCGTAGGGTCTAAACCATTTGTCTCAATGTCAAAAACAAACTTACGCATTTAAAACTCCGCTTTATCATCCGATGCTGGACAAGCAGTCTCTATCATTCTGCCTGAATCATTATCATAGTAAAGGTAGCAAGCTGGGCCTGTCAATCCGGAGAATCTATTCTTCAAGACCCTTACGGTGGTAGTGTTACGTACTGTAGCGTCCGCGTTCTGTTGATCACGTTCTAAGCCAATCACCATGTCACTTAGCTGTGCGATACTGGCTGACCCTCTAAGCTCGCCTAAGCTAATCTTACCGCCGTCCTCGTGAGCCTTCTGACCTGATGGTCGGCGTAGGTGAGACACTAAGAACAAGCCGACACCTGTCTCCTGAACTATCTTACGGAGGTTAGTCATAATGCTATCAAT